ATAGCCTGCAACACGTTTGCGTCGTACTTCCGCTTCAGTGAATATGCACCTGAAGAAGTTGCCAATGCTTCAAAGTTTACGTGAGACTGACGCTCTTCGATGTCGTCAATCTTAAAACCAAAAGCGTTTGCTTGGTCAACAACCATAGTGATTTGGTCGTCTGCCAAGTCTTGTGGGTTTACAACAGAACCCCGTGCGTATGAAGACACGGTGATTGTTGGTTCTTTAATGATACGTACTGTATCGCCAAAGTTTTCAATTTCGCCAGCGTAGTCGGTATTAGTAATATCTTCTGCAACCGAAGCACGACGGAAGAACTTGAGAACTTTTTGGCTAAAAATTTCCGGTGTAAAGTTACCGGAAGGCAGGTTATTATGACCTGATGCGCTATTAAAAGCCATTGTTCAATCCCTTCCTTTGAGGATTAAGAGTTATAGTCGATTCGCCCATCTGCCCTTGCTTGGTCGATTTCAGCTTCTAGCTTTTCGAACTCCCAAGGTTTCAGTTTAGCGATTTGCGAAGCCGTGAAGACCTGCTTACCCGCATTAGGGTCAGTAGCTACTTCTCTAGCGACAGTTTTGGTAACAGCATCCGCTGCACTACTTTGACGCTTGGACTTCTTTGGTTTGTTAAGACCTTTATCGGCCTTGTACAAGTCAACCACACGACCTGCCCATCTAGCATCGGTATTGTTTTTATAAATACCATCTGCGATTGTTGCAGGTTGTTCTTCGAGCCAACCTAAGAACTCATCCGTTCCCTTCAGTTCATCAAAGTCTGGGTGTAAGCGTAGCAGTTCCTCGTAGGCGTTCTGCTTTTCTAGTTGCTTTTCCCGTTCCTTGATTGTACCTATTTCACTTCTGAGTTCTGCGACTTGAGATTCGGTTTGCATCGATGCAACAGTTTGCACCACTTCAAACACGTCAGGATACCTGTTCTTAAAGTTTTCCAGTTCTTCTGGGGTTCTAGGAACCTGTACACCTGTTGGCATATCTACAGCCTCTTTAGTCATTGCGTCCTTGAGGTTCGCGATTTCCTGTTTGAACTCGTTGACCTTGCTGTCATAGTGCTTCTTCAAGTCGTCGTAACGTTTCTTGTAATCGTGTTCCGCTTCCGCTTCTTTCTGCGGTACGAAACTATCGCCTTCCTGAGTAGCCGCTTCTTTGGGAGCGGGGTCAGTTTCTTCTTCGGATGCTTCTACTTGTTCGTCTTCGTCATCCTTGTAGACTTCATCGCGATACTTACCACGATACAATCCTTCGTTATTTGTAACTCCAAAGGAGTCATTTGCTTTATTGGCTCTGTGGCCTTTTGCTTTTGCCATTTGTTTTACCTCATGATGCGGGGCTACTTGGCGTGTAGGTAGCCGCTTCGGTTACGTCAGGGCCGCTGTGCGGGTAGCTGACAAATTAGTTGACCAGAGATTTGTATGTTCTGGTCAAAAATCCTTCTTTTTCTATAGCAGGGCTTTGAGGGGGTACGTCCATAGCTTCTAGTATTTCTTCTGCAAGCCCTGTGTATTGTTCGTATTGTTTGCGAAGATATGCGGAATCTCCAGCAGATTTTCCTCTTTCGCTCATTATTTTGTAATCTGGATTACTGAAGTATCTTTCTTTTAATTTAGGATTAACTTTACCTGCTTTTTTTATTGCTTGATTATCTGCATAATCCATTATGCGTTCTTCTTGTTTAAGAGTAGGCAATCCTAAATCATAAGTTTTTGATAGGTAATCTAATGCAGCGTGTCTAAATTCGTGTGCTATGGTAATCATGTCAACAGTTGTTTCTGAAGCATCATACAGGGTATCACTGCCTTTCTTTTTAGGAGCATCAAATATATTACCAGCTAAAACAACTCTACCTGCATCTGATTTTAGCTGACTAGGAGCAATTCCCTGCTCTTCCATAACTCTTCCGGTTGCCATATCATCTATGTCACGTATAGGAATGACACCTCTTTTGTCTGTCCTTACGTTACCGGGAGGGAAATATGCACCTTTAAATCTAGTTCTAACACCGTAATCCTCAGTGTCTACTGCAGTGTTAAAACGTACATGCCCATCTTCATATAATTTATAACCTAACCTAGCTAAAGCGTCCCCTTGTATAAATGTTTCTAGGTCTGCTCTGAGTTCGATGTCAGCAAGCTGCTCTCTTTTTGGCCTGCGAGTTGGGGAAGTTACACCCCCCTCTGCCATGCTGATAAATCCACCGCTTGCTTTTTTGCGAACGTTTTCTTCTTCTCTCGCTACTTTTGCTTCAAGTTCCTTCAGACCTTTACCTCTTCCGTAAGTGCGCTTGTATGCTTCTTCTAGTTCTGGATACTTTCTCATTAAATCAACTAATACACGGCCTTGGTTTCTAGCACTGGTTGTTTCGTATATGTAGTCTAGAAAGCTTTCACCGTAATTGTTTAAAGTAAACTCTGCACCGCGTTGTTGTTGTGGTAAAAGTCCTTGAACTGTTTCGAACGCTGCTCTTTTTGCTCGTATTTCTTCAGCGTAAAGAGATTCTTCTTCACTCATACCTCCCTGTTCTTGTTTTGCACGTCTTTTATCTGCCCCTTGATGAGCAAACTCTTCTGCCATTATAAACAGATTTCCTAAACTAGGTGTTTTAGGAACATTTACAATCGGCCCTTGATTTAAATAATCGTCGCCTGAGAAAAATGGACCTGTAAAATTAGGCGGTATATCTTCTTCGAAAGCGGTTTGCTCTGCTGACTTTTGAGTAAATCCGCCTACACCCTCTGTGAGAGGGTCGTTTCTGTCATAAATACTACGTATATCTACGCCCTTATCTTCGTACTCTTTTACTAGAGCGTCCATCTTACGTTGAACTTCATCCAGAATTATGCGGTCTTCGTATTCTGCAGGGTCTTCTGGCTGGTCAAATAAATCTTCAACGCTTAAACCCAGCGGGTCTTCCGCTGTACCGCCTTCTGCTAATCCAAGAAAGCCACCCTCCGACGCTTCTTGGCGACGAGAGACCTCCTTCTTTCCACGGTTGTTGATTTTCTCTAGCCTATCGTATCCGATAATTTTTGCTAGTTCAGGCGGTATGACAACTTCGCCTTTAGATAGAGCAACATCTACTGTACCCTCATATAGTTTACGGTCTACACGTCCAATGTCAAGACCTTTTTCTTGCGCTACGGTGTAGGCATCAAGAATCATCTTGCGTATGTCTTGCGAACCTGCGTGTTCCACAGCCGGTGCATTGATGACAAACGTACCCTCTGGTACTTCCATCGGTTGGTCATCTGCAACAGTTTCCCTTTCAGAGAACTGACCGGGCGGTCCCTGTACAAACCCTGCAGGTTGTGCAGCCATGCCACCAGCTTGCATACCGACACGTCCGCCTCTAGCAAAGATACTGCCGTAGCTTTCCCCATATCCACCCGGACCACCTTGACCCGCATCTCCTATACCCATACCACCGCTGAATGATGTGCCGCCGCCGCTGTTGTTGTCGTCATCGTCGTAGCTGTCGTCAAAGCCAAGTTCACTTATGCTCTCTTGAAGATTATTATCAAAGGCGGATTCTTTGCTTGGACCAGAAGAAGTTACTGTTGGTCCTTGGTCATCACTATCAGTATCCTGATTGTATATAATGTCCTGTACAATTCGATTTACTTTATTTTTTTGCTGATTGTACTCATCTATTGTAGAATTTCTAAGGGGGCTAAATCCGCCTGTCAAAGTAAACGTGGTTTTAACCCCTTTTTGTGCAGCACTTTTCCAATTTTTACTGAAGTTAACAAAGTCTGAAGTTGCCCACCCTGCAGTATTCACACCCATTTGAGTAGCGTAAGCCTGTGCTGCTGCAAGAGGACCAGATTTAGATACAGTTCCATACTTGGTTGAGTGCCAGTTGCCGTACGCATCGTAGTTACCACCTAGACGTTGTGCTGTGGCAGCATCAAGAAGACCAGACTTTCCAGTTGTTACCACTGTGCCGTCTCGTCCATCGGATTCTGTTTCTACCATTGTCCCGGGAATGTAGCCCTTACCCAACTCTTCGATTGCGTATATTTGTTCTGAAGTAAAATCA